TGACGCACTGAAATCTTCTTTTGGTGAGTCGCCAAACGATACACAGCTTGCCATGTTGGAAGATGTATCAGACACGTTTTCTGATCTAAATGCAAAGTCAGCAGAGGACTGGAAAACAAAGTATGAAGAAAATGACAAGGCATGGCGCAAGCGTTATACTGACCGCTTTAGCGGTAACGATGAACCGGAACCAGACCCAACCGAAGATGATTCCGATTCACCAAAACCATTAACATATGAAAGTCTTTTCAAGACAGAATAGGAGGAAATAGAAATGCCTAGAAGAATTGCAAAATCAACCTTGCAGGCATCAACGCTTGACATCATGAATGTTATTCGCCAGAATGCATCCTATGATTATCAGCAGTCTGTGCCAGTTGTCGCTAAAGCAAGCGACATTCCGAAAGTCGGTGAAGTAATCTGTGGTACCCCAGCTTTTGCTAACCAGTACATTAACGCGCTTGTTAACCGTATCGCGCTTGTTATGGCAAAAAGTGCTACATTCAACAACCCGTATGCATCACTCAAAAAAGGTTATCTTGAGTTCGGTGAAACCGTCGAAGAAATCTTTGTGCAGATTGCAAAGGTTGTTGATTACACGCCAGAAAAAGGAGCGGCGCGCGAATTTAAGCGTACACTTCCAGATGTAAAAACCGCATTCCACGCAATGAACTGGCGCGTGATGTATCCGGTAACAATACAGGACGAAGATTTACGTCTTGCTTTCTTATCTGAATCCGGTGTACAGGGTTTAGTTGCTAAAATCGTAGAATCTGTTTACAAGGCGGCTGAGTATGACGAGTTTCTGCTGTTCAAGTATCTGCTCATTAAGGCTGTATCACATGGAAAAATGTTTCCAATGTCCATCGGTTCTGGCACTAATCTGGAAGAAGCTGGTGCTACGTTTCGCGGAGCTTCGAATGATCTTACTTTCATGAAAACAAAGTACAACGCTTCTGGTGTGCGTACCACCACACCGCGTGAAAACCAGGCTATCTTTATGGACAGTTGGTTTAATGCTAAATATGACGTTGGTGTTCTTGCCGCCGCGTTCAATATGGACAAAGCAACCTATACAGGTGCGCTTCATCTGATTGACGACTGGACTTCATTTGACAATGAACGTTTCGATGTTATCCGTGAAAACTCTGACGAACTGGAAGAAGTAACAGCAGATGAACTGGCTCTCATGAAAAACGTAAAAGCAGTTCTGATTGATACTGACTGGTTCCAGGTTTATGATAACAATGCAAAATTCACTGAACAGTATTGTGCGTCTGGAATGTACTGGAATTATTTCTACCATGTTTGGAAAACGATTTCCAGTTCTCCGTTTTCCAATGCAATCGTGTTTGTTACCGATACGGCTGAAATCGCACCGAAAGCTTCTTACACAGTTGAACTTACTGGAAAAGATACCAGTGACGTTGCAACGGTATTTACACTCGGTGTGCAGGATGATACAGCTACGCTTGTACAGGGAACATATCAGTTCAAGCAGACAGAACAGGCAACAACTGATGGTATCGCCATTCTTCCATATGGTGCTATTATGATTCCAGCATCCTCGTCGGCTAAGACAGTTACACTGACGATGGTTATTAACGGCGTAGAGTATGACGCGGCTACAACTGTTAATTCTGCTTCCGAGGTCGGATCAACGGTTGTAATGAATAAGATTGGATGATTTTTGATTATACGCTACCCATTAATTACAGAATGGGTAGCGTCTTAAAAAGGAGCCGTTTATGTTTATTTCTCCAAACACAACTATACGTTTATTACACGACGTACCACTTGAGCCGTCCTACGATCACACAATATACTTTGGCACTGAAGCAAAACAGACCAATTACTTTATCAGTAAACAGAAACGTGCTTTCACAAAGAATACCTACCAGCGTCACACACGTAATACAATGAAAGTTGGTGTTCTGGCTGATGACATCTTCGATTGCAACTACATGATGTTTCAGAACACAGCGTATGGAAACAAGTGGTTCTATGCTTTTATTACTTCGATCGAATATGTGAACAATGTTACATCTATTGTGACTTATCAGATTGACGTATTGCAGTCGTGGCTGTTTGACTTTACTCTCGGGCAGTGCTTTGTTGAGAGACAGCATAGTGAGAGTGATCGGTACTTTGAAAATCTCGTCCCAGAAAATCTTGATTTAGGTGATTACACAGTAGAGAAAAAAACAGTGGTTGACTTAAACACTATGTCAATCGGTCTTTACTACTCACAGAGCAGATGGCACTACGGCTGATGCAAAAACACGAGGTAAAATCTTTTGTGGTCTCGGACTTGAGTCTGGTATCCGTGCTTTAGATTCTGCATCCGTAACAACGGAAATTAAGAATTGGATTGACAATGGAAAAGAAGATGCCCTCATATCAGCATTCCAATATCCATCGTTTCTTGACGAAGGTGGAGAATCTCAAGCCAACTCGGGTGGATTGCACGAAAAAAATGTCCCTGTTTACAACAATCTCACGCAAATAGATGGCTATGATGTGAAAAATAGAAAGCTTTTTTCTTATCCATTCTGCAAACTTGTTCTCTCAAACAATGCTGGAAGTCGTGCAGAATACAGATGGGAACAGTTCAAATACTCTGAGGAATCGCAGTCACTTGTCAATTTTAAATTGGCTGGCGCAATCGTGACAACACCAACAGTAACACTGTATCCAATGAATTATATGGGTATGGACAAAAACTATGACCGCGGTCTTGTACTATCAAACTTTCCAACCATTGCGTGGTCTGGTGATGCATGGAAAGCATGGTGGGCGCAGAACAAAGGAAGTGTTACCTCTGCAATGATTGCAAGTGCAATGACAAACGTTGCTTCTGTAGGAACATCTGCTATGAATGGAAATTCAAACAGTGCCGCAACAACTGCTATTATGGGTGAGCAAAATCTGTTCAATCAAGCTTACGCTATTATGGGTAAGAAACAGGATTTAGAAAATACACCACCACAAGTACATGGTCAGATTGAGTGCGATTCACTAAACGCTCAGATGGGTAAAGTCCAGTTCACTTTTGAACACCAGACAGTTCGCGCACCATTTGCTAAACTGATCGACGACTTCTTTACCATGTTTGGATATGCACAGAATGCTCTTATGACACCAAACTTGCACGCAAGACCACACTGGACTTTTATAAAAACAGTTTCTTGTGTTCTCACTGGTTCATTACCATCTGATGATGCTAAAGATATTGTAAGTATCTTCAACAATGGCATTACATGGTGGATGAATGGTGACGAGATTGGTGACTATTCACTTGATAACAGACCAACAAACTAGGAGACTTGACTATGGGAAAAAGAAAAACAAATTTCGACGAGTCACTCTTAGGAAATACAGCTACCTTTGGACAGTACCTACGCGTGCTGTCTGAACTGGCTGTTTCCATGTTTGAGTGGCAGAACGTACCAGAAAGCATAGATGTTCGCTATCTTGAAATGCAATTGTTTTTATCTGGTGTAGTTGTTTGGTTTAAAGACGAAGAACTGGAAAATCAGCCGCAGTTATGTTTATCTTGTTTACCAGCAGGCAATTTTGATGTATACGGCTATCCGACAATAAGAAGAGCATACTCACGATACAATGGGTATAACAAAGCTTTATCAAGCTCTGACAGTGTTATTATCTACAATAACTTGTTGCGTACACCATCGGTAGCAGACTGCATGATTTATGCTAAACGATTGCACAATCTTGATCGTATTATTGACGTAAATGCAAATGCACAGAAAACGCCAGTTCTGGTACGTGCTACAGAAAAACAAAGACTTTCGTTGCTTAACGTGTACAAAGAGTTTGACGGAAATGCACCAGTAATTTTTGGAGACAATGACCTCGACCCAACTGCACTTAGAGCTGTGACAACCAACGCTCCGTTCGTTGCTGACAAAATCTATGAACTGAAAACGCAGTACTGGAACGAAGCGTTGACAAGACTCGGCATCAGCAATATCAACACGCAGAAAAAAGAACGTATGATTACGGACGAGGTAACACGAAACCAGGGTGGCATTGTAGCGTCTCGATATTCAAGACTGGAAAGTCGTCGTACTGCCGCAAATAAAATTAATAAGATGTTTGGCACAAACATCACGGTTGAATATCGACAGGACTACCAGATTCCAAAAGTGGAAGATGTGGATAACTACGGAGAGGATGGTGAGACTGATGAGTAAATACACAACCGAAGTAAGATTCATATGCGAAAGAGAAGCTGGATATTCTGAAAGTCAGGGCGCGTCTAATGTAGATGCTATTCTTGAAAAAAGCTGGGACAAAATTTTTGGTGACTTTCCGATCTACGATGAGTCATATAGAAAAGTGCTATGTTGTAAAATTCTGAAACACTTTTATCTCCGTGAAATTGCGTCTGAAACGGCTGGTATATGGAAGATGTGGCTGACTGAACGTATGAACATGATTATGCCGTACTACAATCAGTTGTATAAAAGTGCAACACTTGAGTTCAATCCTCTGTATGATGTAGACTTGAACACTACGCACACACTAAAAGATGATGGCGCTAACAGCTCAACACTTCATGGTGAGGATAGCAACACAAGAACGGACAATCTGAGTAGCTTACGCACAGATGACTTGAAGCACACAGATGAAAGTAATCAGTGGAACAAGTTTTCCGACACACCACAGGGAGCACTAACTGGTGTTGAAAGTGGTGGGTATCTGACAGACGCTAGAAATATCACAGATGAGGTTAATTCATCTGATACAGGTACTCAGAAAGTTGACAATACTGGTACACAGGTGAATGCTGGGACTAGTGACACTAATAGTAGTGGAGTCTATAGTTCCTTGAAAGACTATACGGAACACATACAGGGTAAGCGTAGTGGTAGTTCTTACTCTAAGATGCTGATTGAGTATCGAGACTCAATGCTTAACATTGACCAGATGATTATGGATGAACTGAAAGACCTGTTCTTTATGTTATGGTAGAAAGGAGATAACATATGAGTATAAATAATACACCAAACTTAGGGGAATACACGGAACTCACACCGTTTCGTTATTGGTGTCAGAAAGTTTTACCTCTTGTGTATGATGACTCACTGAGTTATTATGAGTTACTTTGCAAGGTCGTGGACTATCTGAACAAAACAATGCATGATGTTGAAACTTTGCACGGTGATGTAGTTAACCTACACACAGCTTATGTAGAGTTACAGTCGTATGTCAACGATTATTTTGATAATCTGGACGTACAGAAAGAGATTAATAATAAGCTGGATAAGATGGCTAGTGATGGTTCACTGTCTGCAATTATAGCACCTTATGTGCAGGTAGCGCCAGTTTTCGTTGATAGCGTCTCTGATATGACTGATACTAAGAAAATTTATGTATTGAAAAGTGACGGTCATCTATATTACTATGATACAAGCTGGAAAGATTCTGGAATTGCTTATGGTATCAATGGACTGTACCCTATCAATGTAGATTATGCATCCTGGATTGACACTATTAACGCAAAACAGCCTTTCGGTAGACGCTACTCTCAGTTCGTTAATAACGAATACAACGAAACAATTACTAACGGAAGTTTTGACGGTAAGCCTAAATTTGTAGAGAATAATTCGTCTTTCAAAGATGCAACTACCGGTGTTCTAGGTTATGAACTGACTACGCACATCACTGACATCTCAAATTTCCTCACTGAATACAGCGCACTTGTTTATACACCTGTTCCAGTTACTCTCACTGTGTATGCTACTGATAATAGAAGTGTATTTCAGCAGTCTTTTAGAAGTAATACTAATATTACTCTCAGTCCTGGTGTTAATACAATTAACTTTACAGCACAAAATGGCTCTCCATCTAATGTTGCTATTATCGCAATAGCTGTAAAATACAGTGAATCTCTTACACCACATGTTATTGACAAAATTAGCGTTGCTTTGGTTAAAGGTGCTAAACCTTCACATAAGCTTGTTGTAAATGTTGCTTTTATTGGTGACAGTTTAACAGCACAAAATTATATGCAGTTCTTTAGCGAAAATAACTTTAAAACTTACACGTATGCAGTTGGTGGAGATGGTATATCTAATATTTTTGCAAGAACAAATATTGACATACTTTATGCTAATAATACTGGCACTATATCAAACGGTACTG